ATAGTTATGATGGTGAAAAACTACAACTACTAGTACACGATGAAAGTGGTAAGTGGGAAAGACCAGATAATATATTAAACAACTGGAGAGTTACAAAGACATGCCTTAGACTAGGTAGTAGAATTATAGGTAAGTGTATGATGGGATCAACATCAAATGCTTTAGACAAAGGAGGTGATAACTTTAAAAAATTATACAATGCTTCAGACGTTACAAAAAGAAATCGTAATGGACAGACAGCGTCTGGTTTATACTCTCTTTTTATTCCAATGGAGTGGAATTATGAAGGATTCATTGATGAACACGGAATTCCAGTCTTTGATAATCCAGACCATGATGTCTTCGACCCACAAGGGGAGCTAGTAGATATAGGTGTTATAGAGAACTGGCAGAACGAAGCTGATGGTTTAAAAGGAGATCAAGATGCTTTAAACGAGTTTTACAGACAATTTCCAAGAACTACAGAACACGCATTTAGAGACGAAGCTGCTGGGAGTATATTTAACTTAGTTAAACTATACGAGCAAATAGATTACAACGAAGAAATGTCTAGGTCGTTAGGTGTTACTAAAGGTAATTTTCAATGGATTAACGGGGTTAAAGATTCAAAAGTAATGTTTTATCCAGATCCAAAAGGTAGATTTAAAATTAGCTGGACACCTTCAATAGAAATACAAAATAAAATTGTAATAAAAAATGGCATTAAATGGCCAGGCAACGAACATATGGGCGCTTTTGGTTGTGATAGCTACGATATATCGGGTACCGTTGATGGCGTTGGATCCAAAGGCGCACTTCATGGTTTAACAAGATTTTCAATGGAAGATGCTCCAGCTAACAGCTTTTTTTTAGAGTATTTAGCAAGACCACAAACTGCTGAAATCTTTTTTGAAGATGTTTTAATGGCTTGTATTTTTTATGGAATGCCTATACTAGCAGAGAACAACAAACCTCGTTTATTGTATTATTTTAGAAGACGTGGTTATAGAGGTTTTAGCATGAACAGACCTGATAAAATATGGAACAAATTATCTGTAGCTGAAAAAGAAGTAGGTGGAATACCTAATTCTAGCGAAGATATAAAACAAGCTCACGCCGCTGCTATTGAAATGTATATACAAGCGCATGTTGGTATTAAGCAAGATGGTTCTTTTGGAGATTGTTATTTTAATGAGTTGTTAAATGACTGGGCAAAATTTGATATAAACAAAAGAACAAAACATGATGCGTCTATAAGCTCTGGATTAGCTATCATGGCTAATAATAGACATCTTTACGCACCAAATGCAAAAGTAGAAAAACCAAAATTAAACATAAGTATTGCTAAATATACAAATGAAGGTAGTACATCTAAATTAATCAAAAAATAAACATGGCAGAGTCTGTTATAAATAATTTTTTTCCAAGTCAAGTTGTTAGCGACTCAGTTAAAAAAAGTGATGAGTATGGTTTAAAAGTAGCTAAAGCTATTGAGACTGAGTGGTTTCATGTAGACAGAGGTTCTAACAGGTACAGAACTAATCAAAATGATTTTCACAAACTAAGACTATACGCTAGAGGCGAACAGTCTATACAAAAATATAAGGATGAGTTATCTATAAACGGTGATTTGTCCTATCTTAATTTAGACTGGAAACCAGTGCCGATTATACCTAAGTTTGTAGATATAGTTGTTAATGGTATTGCTGAAAGAACTTACGATATAAAAGCATACTCACAAGATCCATACGGTGTTACTAAAAGAACAGAGTATATGGAGTCTGTGATAAGAGACATGAAAACAAGAGAGTTTAACGATCTTGTTAAGCAAGAGTTTAATATGGATTTTTATGAAAATAAAAAAGAAGACTTACCTGACACGCAAGAAGAATTAGATTTACACATGCAGCTTAGCTATAAACAAGCTGTAGAAGTAGCTGAAGAACAAGCTATAAACGTTTTAATGGAAGGAAGTAAGTATGAGTTGATCAAAAAACAATTTTATTACGATCTTACAGTTCTTGGAATTGGCGCTACAAAAACTTCTTTTAACACATCAGAAGGTGTTGTTGTTGATTACGTTGACCCTGCTGATTTGGTTTATTCTTATACTGAGTCGCCTTATTTTGATGACATATATTATGTTGGTGAAGTTAAAATGATTCCAATAAATGAACTTATAAAACAATTTCCAAACTTAACGCAAGAAGAGTTACAAGAGTTAGCTAAAAACAAAAGCTCACATCAAGCCAACTACCATAACAATAACTACAATTTACAAGAAGAAGATAATAACAAGGTTCAGGTTTTATATTTTAATTATAAAACTTACATGAATGAGGTTTATAAAGTTAAACAAACAGGTAGTGGAGCTAGTAAAGTTTTACTTAAAGATGATACGTTTAACCCTCCTAAAACAATGGATGGTGGATTTGAAAAAATTGAAAGATCTATTGAAACTATTTATGAGGGAGCTATGATATTAGGTACTGATAAGTTGCTTAAGTGGGAAATGGCTAAAAACATGACTAGACCTAAAAGTGATTTTACAAAAGTAAAAATGAACTACGCTATTGTAGCTCCTAGAATGTACAAAGGTAGAATTGAGTCTTTGGTTAAACGTATAACTGGTTTTGCAGATATGATACAATTAACCCATTTAAAACTACAACAAGTTTTAGCTCGCGTAGTTCCTGATGGTGTTTATTTAGACGCTGACGGTTTAGCTGAAATAGACCTAGGTAACGGAACAAGTTACAATCCACAAGAAGCTTTAAATATGTTTTTCCAAACAGGGTCTGTTATTGGTAGATCAATGACCTCTGAAGGTGATATGAACCCTGGTAAAGTTCCTATTCAAGAAATATCATCAGGTTCTGGTGGTCAAAAAATGCAAAGCTTAATAGGTACGTATAATTATTATATGCAAATGATAAGAGATACTACTGGTTTAAACGAGGCTAGAGACGGTAGTACGCCTGATAAAAATGCTTTAGTTGGTGTACAAAAACTTGCAGCAGCTAACTCAAACACCGCAACTAGACATATTTTACAAGCTGGATTATTTTTAACATCAGAGGTTGCCGAATGTTTATCTCTTAGAATATCTGATATATTAGAGTATTCACCAACGAAAGATGCTTTTATACAACAGATAGGTAATCACAACGTAGCTACTCTTGAAGAAATGAAAAATCTTCATCTTTATGATTTTGGTATATTTATAGAGTTAACTCCAGATGATGAAGAAAAACAAATGTTAGAGCAAAACATACAAATGGCTTTGCAGCAACAACTAATTGAACTTTCTGATGCTATTGATCTTAGAGAAATTAAAAATATAAAACTTGCTAATCAACTATTAAAAATACGTAGACAAAAAAAGCAAGAAAAAGATCAAGCTATGCAGCAGCAAAATATTCAATCTCAAGCACAAGCAAATCAACAGTCAGCTCAATCAGCCGCTCAAATAGATATGCAAAAACAACAAGCAATGATGCAGGCTGAAACTCAAATGGAGCAAATGAAAGCCCAACTAGAAGCACAAAAAATGCAACAAGAAGTTTTGTATAAAAAAGAACTTATGCAAATGGAGTTTGACATGAACATGCAACTTAAGTCTATGGATGTTGAGGCTGTTGCAAGTAAAGAAAAACAAAAAGAAGATCGCAAAGACGAAAGAACTAAAATACAAGCCACTCAACAAAGTGAAATGATTGAACAAAGAAATAAGGGTAAAGCACCTAAAAACTTTGAGTCAGCAGGTAATGATATACTAGGTGGTGGGTTTGATTTAGGAGCTTTTGATCCCAAGTAAAAATTATTAACTATTATTATATTATATTATGGAAGAAAACGTAGAAAACGTAGTTGAAGAAACTACACAACCAACTGAACAAGTTGAAGAAACTAAAAAAACCAATTTTAATGAAGACGGCGATTATGTTGTTGATTTAAACAAACCAAAAGAAAATGAAGTTAAAGAAGATAACCCTGACAACAAGGGAGTGGCTGGAGTCAATGAAAATGCCACTACCACAGAAAAACAAGAAAAAGTACAACCGGAAGAACAAACACAAGAAGAGCAAGCCCCAGTATTAGAAGAAATAACTGACGAAGAAGTTGTTGAAGAAACAAAAGAACTTACAGAAGAGTTGGTTGAAGCTAAAACAGAGGCAGAACAAACTGGTAAAGAAATGCCTGAAAACCTACAAAAAGTTGTAGAGTTTATGGAGGAAACTGGTGGTACATTAGAAGATTATGTTCGTCTTAACCAAGATTTTTCAAGTTATGACGATATGACAGTACTTAGAGAGTACTATAAACAAACAAAATCTCATTTAGATCAAGATGAAATAGAATTTTTGATTGAAGACTCATTCTCGTATGACGAGGAAGTTGATGAAGATAGAGATATTAAAAAGAAAAAAATAGCGCTTAAAGAGCAAGTTGCCAGCGCTAAAAGCCACTTAGACGGGCAAAAGTCTAAATACTA